AGAGAGACTATCATCTCAAGGGGCTTTCCAAACCGAAGGTGGGGATCGAGGATATCACGTAGTTTGTGATGAATCGAATAATACTGCAGCAGTTATAGATGATCAGGTACTTGCAGTTGATGTGTTTATTAAACCGGTTCGAGCAGCAGAGTATATTAAGTTGCAAACGATTGTGAGTACCACGGGTGCCAGTTTTGAAGAATTGATTGCTCGCGGCGTTAACTTTTGATAGTTTTTAGTATAAGGAGATTCAAAAAATGAATATGAGTGCAGATAATTTAAAGAATAATGTATCCGACTACCAGCGTGCATACTGGTGGGATATTATCATCCCTAATCTTATTGGTGGGGGTGATGCTGGTGCTCTTGAAGTTCGAGCTCAGAGTACCCAAGTTCCCGGGAGAAGTTTTGGGGAGATTCTAATTCCATACAAAGGAAGTGCCGGATTTAAAGTTCCAGGTAAGCTTGTTATGTCCCATGTCTGGCCTTGTGTTTTTGTTGAGGGTTTGGACAGAAAAGTATTTGATGCGGTCCTTGGTTGGAAGCAGGCTGTAACTGATGCTAGGACTGGTAAAGGAGGGCCAGACTCAGTTATTAAGAAAGATCTCTATCTACGCCTTACTGATGGACAAGGGAATGTTACTAACAAAATAAAGTTAGTAGGGTGTTATCCTCAAGCTGTGGATGACGTTCCAGTAGCATATGATACCGAAGCGGTTATAATGTACAACGTTACATTCTCGTATGATTATTGGGAGTCTAACAACTAATGTTAGAGAAACTTGGTTTTGATATATCAGGGGTTGGAGCTTTTCTTACAACTAAAATATGGATGCTCCAACGGACATTTAACTGGCAGTTACTAATGCCCCACGATTTTGGGGGGATCGTGGGGATTCTTGTTTCCCAGTATTGCCAGGACGTGGAATTTGGGGATTATAGTATAACTGAGATAGCTAAACTAAGGCATGGAGCTTTCGAGAGGTTCTATGCTGGAATACAGACTATTGATGTGGTTACCCTTACTTTCCTGGCCCCGATTGACAATTCAGTTACTGATTACTTTCATGCCTGGTATAACAAAATGATAAGTGAGGAGGGATTTTATTCCCCAAAGCAAGAGTATAGAAGAGACATTTATGCAGTTTTGTACGATAGAACAGGAATAGAATCAGCTAAGTTTAAGTTGAAAGGAGCTTTCCCAATATCTAGAATACCAAAGATCCGAGCAGCTTATGGAGAAGAAGATGTTTTAAGATTATCTTTTAGTCTTAGAGTTGATGACATAGAAATGTCAAGTCTTATTGGAAGTATTCGGGAAGGAGTTACTAACCTTCTTAGTCCTGTGTATAACCAAGCCAAGGGAATGCTTGGTATAGTAGAAGAATAAAAAGTTGTGTTATTGAAAAACTATAGTTCACTTTTAGTGAAGGAGAAGGAAGATGAGTGACAATTTTGTTCCAATTACCCTCCCATCTCAGTGTCTAACATACCCAGAAGTCAAACCAGAAGACATCAAAGCTAGAGCGTATCAAGGTTCGGAAGAAGAACTTCTCAGTCAGATAAATCCTCTGAACTTAGAGAGAAACTATCTTGAAGTTATGAAAAAAGTTATCCAGGGAATAGATCCTCTCAAACTAACTCTTGGAGATAGATTGTACTTTATTGTATGGGAGTGTATAAACTCTTACATGGATGTTATTAAGGTAAAAACAGTTTGTGGTAACTGTTTCCAAGAAGTTGAAGTTTCAGTAGATCTGAAGAATTTGGGGGTTATTAAACTTCCGGACAGCTATAAAGAACCGTATGAAGTTACCCTTCCAAGTGGTAAGCAGATTAAGTTGAGACTTCTAACTGTGGCAGATGAAATAGAGATTGAGAAATATCAGCAGAAGCAAGGTAAGTCACATCTTTATCGATATGCTCGATCAATAGTTAGCGATGATAATATAGTTGAGAAGTTGAAGCTTTTAGAGAATAGTCCAACAATCAAGGATGTAGCAAAGGTACGAGCTTTCCACGAAAAGTTTTATCACGGACCAGATTTTAACTACATTTATAAGTGTTCACACTGCGGGGAGGAGGATGATGTTGAAGTGCCCTTTCGACTTGACTTCATTTTTCCGACTGGCGAAACCCTTACAAAGACTTTTGGAGAGAAATTTTGATCTCTGCTACCATATTCCTGGTTTTACTTTAGAGGGAATTCAACAAACAGATAGTAGAATACTTAACTGGTATTACTCAAGATTACTAAAACAGTTAAGAGATGAGAAAGAAGTATATGAGAAGGCGCAAGTTTCTTCCCTGGTGGAAAGAAAGATATAGAGAAGATATTGGAAGAGGAAGACATAGAAGATATCCTTTAAAGAGTATCTTTGGTGTTGATCTTTCTAGTATGCAGGCTTTTAGCGCTCTAAGAGCTAAGTTAGCTAGAGATTACTTGATATTCTTTCGCAACTTAGAGAAAGCTTATTCAGCAGGAGAACTTGGGGAGGAAGCTAAGGCCGCTTCGAAATTAGTAGTATCCACACTTCATTTGGTAGATAGGAGCATTGCATCCGGGGTACCTCAAAAAGAGGATGTAGAGGATATCATTGCTAACGTTGATGTTTTGAATGCTCAAAGGGATTTCTTTGTACAACGTGCTGAAGAAGATCGCGATTTAAAGGAAAGGATAGAGCAAACTGAAGAGGAAACTGGAGTATCCCCCGAAGCGCTAGGTATAACTGAGAAAGCAATCCGCCGCGGAGCACGGATAGAAAGAAAAAGAGCCAGAAGGGGAGCTCTTCCACGTGCAAGAAGAATGCCTAGAACACGTGAGCTCGGGGCTGAGTTGGGAAAAGGATTAGGGGTAGCTGCACTCGGTCCTTTTTATCCTATAGCTGAGATGTTAAGTGGTCCACTCCAGGATATTTTTGGCCTTGGAAGAGGGATGCTTCGAAGGAGAGAGGAAAGGAGATTAAGGGAATCTTTCAGACCTACTGGTTATCCAGAAAAGCGAGGGATGAGGTTAGGGGAGATCTTACCTAAAGTCTTTGGCTATCCAGAAGAGCGAAGAGTTGGACCTAAAGTCTTTGGCTATCCAGAAGAGCGAAGAGTTGGACCTCAAGCTGAACCCCTCTGGCAATTCTTTAATAAAGAAGCATATCGTGCTAAATGGACCAAGGAGTTACTACAAAGAATAAAGGAGATGGGTAGAGCAAGGAGGGAGGAAGGTGGTTTGCTTGGTAATCTAGCTATGGGGATAAAGGGTGCTTTAGCTGCTATAGGAATTACAACCATAGCGGGGGGGTTAGCTATAGGTGCGTTGACAGTTGGTACGGCGGTTATTACTACTTTGATAGCTAAGGAGTTTGCGAAAGAGCTTGGAGGTTTAATTGACGATTTTAAGAATTGGGCTAAAGAGGATAAAGAAAGAGTAAGGAGACTTGAAGAGCTACCAGTTAGATCTCCAGTAACTGGAAAACTTTACAGCGCGGCATCTCGAAGGCGTACAGCAGAGCTTATAGCAGAGTCAAAACAACCACAGTGGCTTAAAACTTTGAGGAGTTTTTTTCCAAGAGCATTTCCAACACCAGGGGTTCCAGCTCCACTACCAGAAATTATACCTCCGTCCGAGGAGATGGGAGGAATTGGTCCTCGTGGACTAACAAGAGCTGCTGCTGGAGTTTGGGGTCCTGCATTATTCCCTCAACACTCTACTTTAGGTGCTTCCTCTGGAATGGATAAACAAATAGAAAAATTATCAAAGGCTGTGGATAATTTGTCTGGTCAAATAGGACCAAGAAGAATTCAACCTTCTATTAAAGAACCAGGGCTTGGAGATCCATTTGATTCTGCTGACGCACTTCTTAGTGAGTATACTTCTGGTAGGTTGACCTTAGAGGAGAGATAATAAATGATAACAGCAATTCCTGCAATAACAGGGTTAATTAGGCGTGCCTCTAATGAGGTTAAAAAAGAACTGAGTACTCCAACCCCGGTAAGGAAATACAGAAAGCAGCGAATGGAGAAAAAGTTTGGATTTACTCAATATGGTTATATCAGTGCTGATGGTTCTCCTAAAGTCCCGGATGAATATCTGATTAAAATTACAAGTATAAGAAATAACTGTACTGTTGTTGCTCCTTTGCAAGAAGATATTAGTATGCAGGTTGAGTCTAGATGGGATCCTTTTATTCCAGTAGATTTGCTTTCTAGAGCAAATGTTGTTGTGCAGGCTGCTACCGGGTTGTTGTTTGAAGAAAGAAGATCTCTTGTAACAAGAGCTACAAGTAGAAGGATTTGGGTAGGTTCTACTCCTATAGTTATGTCTCTTAAGTTGATGTTTGAAGCTGTTAAAGATCCATATCGAGAAGTTGTACTCCCAGGAAGAATGCTTCAATCTATGGCATTACCCTCGGACCCGAGTGCGGGGTATACTAAAGGTCAGGGAATAGTAGGAAACTTGAAAGCTCTTACTTCACTCGCATTAAAGCCTCCTGGACCAAACCCATTTTCTCTTGACGATGTTTTAACTGGAGGAAAATCATTCCCAGATATGAATGAAAGCGAAATTACGGATAGTACAAAAAGTGGTGATTTTATAATGATTGAAATAGGAAGGTTTCTAACCTTTTTCAATGTAATAATCAGAGAGAGTACAATATCATACAAAACAAAGTTTGCACAAGGGGGAGATCCAGTTGAGGCAGAAGCTCGTGTTATCTTTGAAACTTATGAAATGATGACGATAGAAAGCTTGAGAGATTCATACGACAAGTATACCACGGGAGTAGTGAGTAAATAACAATGAAAAAAACTATTTTTTACAACAAGGTTACTGTTGATAGTATAGAAGAGCTGGACTTCCTATGGAATTCTCTCTCAGAATTTGAGATGAAATATGAACCAGGTTATTATCGGGTTGATGACTCGGACATTCCCGATCCTGCTTTGATAAGTTATAAGGTTTATGGTGATGTTGGGTTCTGGTGGATTATTCTTTTGGCAAACGGAATTGAAAACCCACTTATTGAGTTGGAACCTGGAATAATTCTGAAAATTCCGAACAAGTTGGATATTTATGATTTTCAGCGAAAGTGGAGAACAAGGCGAGCGTAATGGATCTAGCTGGAAACTATATTCTGGATTTAAAAATGGGCGGGGTAGTTGTTCCTGTAATCCCTTCTATGATAGAAGAGCTAACTATTACTCAGGATTGTGATAGAATACTACCTGTTCTCAAGATGAAGTTAAAAGACTCAACTGGAAACCTCGGAGAGATAATTCCGTATGATAAGGAACTTAATTCCGTAGATATTAGAATATCTAGGGGGACTTCTCCAGATAACTTGAATGAGTTTAATTTTAGAGTAAAAAGAAGGAAAGCTACCTTTGAGAGAATGTATGATATAGAAGGAGTTTTAGATGTAGATGGTCTAATTAGTCCATACCGAAAAAGAGCACTAACCGGACTTATTGAAGATAGTTTGGAATCTCTTGCTATTACGGAGTTAGGAATATCAGAAACGGAGATTTCAGCGTCCTTGAATTATGAGAAAACTTTACTTCAGCCTAACTGGAATAATCTTGCTTTTCTTAGGTGGTTGAGGTACAACCTAATTGGTAGAAATGACGAATCCTGCTTTTACTGCTTTATCAAGAACATTCGCGGGATTAAAGTTTTTGTTTTCAAAAGTATTGGTGAACTAAGTATGGCTCCAATCCAGCACAAATTGGTTGTTGGTTACAAACATTATGAAGATTTTACTCCAGTAGTAGATTACAGAATCTTTGACAACTCACAACTTATAGCGGATTTTGGAGCTCTGAGTCAATCGTACTCATATTATGATTATGATAGTGGAGAAGTAGTAAGTCCTTCTGTTAGTATACTAGATTATCCTTCTTTATCAGAACTTTTCCTCGTTGATAAGGATAATACGAATGAGAGTGTAACTAAGAAACTTTACTTAGGTAGAAGTAACTCCTTTACTACTGATTTTAAAGGAAGGATGAGAAATGACTACTTTGACAGGTTAACTGGTTTGATCCAGATGTGGGTGTCAACCTGGGGGCTTGAAAATATCTCTCCAGGTGATGTAGTTAAGGTAATATTTTCGGAAGCTCTAGATAGAGCTAATTTGTTTGTTTATGAACACTCTGGTTACTGGATGGTCAAAAGAGTAGTCCACATTATTGGGCCATCATTTATGACGAATTTATTGCTCGTTCGAGCTGGAATAGATACAACACTTTCAACTAGTTTGACTGAAGCTACAAAGGTTAGAAAAAGTGATTAAATTTGAAAAAGATGATTTGAAGCTTCCGGGGTTTTATCGGGCTCAGGTTTTGGATAATAACGATCCGAACAAAACAGGAAGAGTTAAGCTGAATGTTTTTACTATCTTTGACGGTGTAGATAAAGATGATCTTCCTTGGGCAGTACCAGCTATGCCATTGTTTACAGGTTCTGGTCCTGGCTATGGTCACTTTGCTGTTCCGGAAGTAAGTTCGCAAGTATGGTGTTTTTTCGATGCTGGAGACTTTAATCAGCCTGTATACTTTGCTGAAGCAATAGATGGGGTTAGAGGAGTTCCTTCTGAAGCACTTACCAACTACCCTTATAGGAAAGTTCAAAAAACAAAAAATGGCACAGTTATATATATAGATGATCAAGCTAAAGTAGTACGTTTAACCCATCCGACTGGTAAGTACCTGCAAATGGATGGTAGTGGTAATATTACTATAGTTGGTGCACAGGTAACAGTAACAGGTGATCGAATAGATTTGAATCCATAATGGCAGCATACCTTCGCAAAAACTTTGCTCGTGGTGCATTAAAGAACTTACTGACAGCTATTGCCACTTCAATGACTTTGGATGCCGGTCATACTCTACCAACAGTTGCTGGATCATTCCAAGTAGTAATTTGGAATATGGAAACATTTCCAAATCCAGCAGATGATCCGGATACTGAGATAGTTACAGCATCATATTCTACGCCAAACGTTTATACTATAACAAGAGCCCAAGAATATACGCTGGGAGTAGCACATGCAATTGGTTCTGAAGTTGCTTTACATTATACAGCTGGAATGTCAAACCAGGATTTAGACAGAGCAAGTCATACTGGAACGCAGCTATTAGCAACTATTTCAGATCACAATCTTGCGGCACATACGGCATTAGGATTATTTGATCAGAGTTCCGATGTGGATCATGATGCTACTACTAATTTCGTATCAGACGAACATATAGCACATTCTGGGGTATCAATATCCGCTGGTACCGGTTTGACCGGTGGTGGAGATATATCTGCAACCAGAACACTTGCTTTGAATATAAATGGTCTTGCTGCTGATGCTACCCCAGATGGAGCAGCGGATTATGTAGTAACCTGGAATGCTCTTGCTGCTACACATAAGAAAGTATTGTTGAATAATTTGCCTGGCGTATTATTGACGTATGACACAGTCTTGAAAGCTTTATTAATTACTGTATAGTAGAAAGGAGTTGTTATGTCAACTCAGTATCGTATTCCTGTGGAAGAGACATTTAGTTTTCAAAGGCCGGTCCTTGATAAGGATTTGACAACAGCTCCAGCTGGAGTTAAGGGTGAGCGTTATATTGTAGCGGCTAACGGTGGTGGTTGGTCTGGTGGTGCTGCTAAGGATATTGCTTGGTATGATGGTGCTGCTTGGAAGTTTGATACACCAGCAGCTGGTTGGTTAACATGGGTTGTAGATGAAGCTAAATTTTACGTTTTTAAGGCCGGGGCTTGGGTTGAGGAAGAGGCTGGCCAGGGTGATATGCTTAAGTCTGTATATGATACCGATGATGATGGTATTGTAGACAAAGCAGAAACTGTTGATGATGGTTCATCTGGAAATTCCTCGACCGCTGTAGAAGTTCGAGATGCCTGTGACAAGGCTCATACCCAGGGGACAGATTTAGGTTTGGATACTGGTGGTGCCAATCCAGTAACTGCAGCACAGGCCAAACTTGCATATGATAGTCGTGGTACGTATGATGCTGACCTCGGCGCAATACTTATGACACTTTAGTTTCAAAAGGAGGTAAGATATTTACCTCCAAGCAATTATAGTTTATAAACGAAGTTAAATATGCCAACAACACACAAAATAGCACTAATTGCGCCAGTTGATGGATTAACACCATTTTCTTTAGTAGCTTCTGATGTTGATAAGAAGTTAGATTCTGTAACTCTTGGTGCAGGATTGGATTATGGTTCTGGTGGTATTCTAAGTTTGATACCATCTGAAATTGACCATGATTCTTTACTGAATGTTCACCAGGATGTGAATACAGATGCAAGCCCAGTATTTGCTGGGGCTACAATAGGTTCTGTTGCAATACCCGGCGTGTTTACAGCAATGACAGAACCAACAGGTTTTGTAGATAGAGTAGCAACTATAAGTTGGAGTGATGCTACTTATACATTAACTATTACCGGCAATCACGATATTTATATCAATGGCGTTAAGACTACTAAAACCACCGCCTCGATTCAAATAACAGATGCTACCGGATTATATTACATCTATTATAATGCTGCCGGTACGCTTACTTCCTCTACCGTTCATCCTGGATTTGCCCTGCCTTTAATGGCTACGGTCTATTGGAATACTACCACAGATAAAGGGTTAGTTGGTGAAGAACGTCATGGGATTAAAATGGATACGGACACCCACACACTTCTTCATTATACTGTGGGTGCAAGATATGAAAGTGGACTTGCTGGTACTTTTGCTGATACTACTTTCTCGATTGCTGCGGGTGTAATAGACGATGAAGATATAACTCTTAGTATCGCGCCAGCAAAGACAACTTGTAATGTACTTTATAAAGATGGTGCGGCTGAGTTTAAGTGGCTTGCTGGGCAAACTAAATACTACTATGAGGATGGTGGTTCAGACCTAAATTACAATAATGGAAATACTTTAACTCCATTAGCGGCGAATAAATATATGGCAGTATGGATATTTGCCACTAATGATACTACCACTCCAATTGTTTCGTTAATAGGACAGAGGACGGACACCACAATAACGGATGCCAGGAATAATAACAAGTATGAATCTTTAACTCTTGGGACTTTACCTTTCCAGGAGATGAAACTGCTCTATAGAGTGATACTCCAGAATACCGCCACACCTTATGTAGAAACCCAGGATTTAAGAAATATCTCTAATCTACCGGCAGGAACTTATGTGGCTACTGCACATAATGTACTGACGGGTCTTGATTATGATTCTGCTGGGCATACCGGATTTGAACCTACTGTTACAAAGGGAAATCTTACTGCTGGTTCAACGAAGATTACTATTGGTGGTACTGGTACAGGGGCACTAATAGGGGCTGGGGCAACTGTTGATGTTTCTGAGGCAAACGTAGTCCATGATAATCTGTCGGGGTTTGTAGCCAATGAACACATAGACCATACAGGAGTTTCTGTTTCAGCAGGAACAGGTATGTCGGGTGGTGGAACAATTGCTGCAAACAGGACTTTGGATTGTACTATTACACAATATACAGACACCTTAGCACGCACAGCCTGCATTGCTGCTTCTATTTCAGATGGTGATTTAACTCATAGCCCAGACGGCAACTCTGTATTCGATGCTTTGGCATTAAAGTCTCCTATTGCTTCTCCCACATTTACAGGTACAGTAACTTTACCAGCATCCACCTTAATTCCTGATGGTGGAACAATAGGTCAGGCCGCAGGGCCTTTACTAACATTTAATGATACATCTAATTATCTTGGAATAACTGGTTGCAATGTTGGTATCGGAACAGTTACTCCTGATAACGATTTTACGCTTTCAAAAACAGTTCCAGGTGAGGTGGTTGCCCATATTGAAAATCTAAGTGCTGCTGATAGTGCCTTGACAATACTTAGAATAGGAACCCCTGGCCCGTCAGCCTACATAGACGAAATAATTACATCCTCTACATATAATCAGTATCCATTGACTCTCATAACCAGTAGTCAAGCAATTTTAGTTGCCGGATATGCTTCATCTTTTCTTTTTGGAACTGAGACAAATGCAGATTTAATTTTTATTACTGGTAATAATGGACCTACTGGTGAAAGGATGCGAATTTTAGGCACTGGCAAAATTGGTATTGGAACAAATGCACCAAGTCAAGCATTAGATTTGATTGGTTCTTTAGAACTTGAAGTAACTACAACATCAACTACTGGAGTAATTTATAAAGGAGCAAATAGTTTTATTCATAATTTCCAACATCCAACGGGCGATACGGCTGTTCCAGCGGGTTACAATACTTTCGTTGGACAAAACGCCGGTAACTTTACGATGGGAAGTACGGCAACTGAAACATATCATGGAAGTTTTAATAGTGCAATAGGGAATGGTACACTTTACAAGAATACCACAGGTTATTATAATGTTGCCATAGGAGGTTATTCGCTTTATGCTAATACCACAGGTTTTAATAACATTGCAATAGGATACAATTCACTTACTGATAATACCACAGGTTATGGTAATTTTGCATTGGGATTCAGTTCGCTTTATTCTAACACCACGGGTTACAATAATACTGCAATAGGTTCTTATAGTGGTTTTGTCTCAACAGGTTCAGCCAATATATTTCTTGGTTATTATGCTGGTCGAAGACAAACTGTTCTTGATAATCTTCTCATTATAGATAATCAGGACAGAAGTTCTGCTGCACAAGAAATTACAAATAGTTTGATATATGGAGTATTTGCTGCTGCTCCTGAAAATCAGACGTTGAGAATCAATGCTATACTTACGCCTAAACTTCATATAGACCAATCTTCAACTACCGCAGCAATTCCAGTATTGACTCTTGACCAGGGGGATGTGAGTGAGGAGTTTATTCGATTTATAGGCACTGCGGCGGATAATGTTTTAACACAATCGTTGGTAGCCGTAGCGGATGTCACCACATTTACTGTTGTAGGATATGGAAAAGTCTATGTAGTTGATGATGGGGGTCAGATTGTTAGTGGGCCATATTATACACAGTTTGGAACAATAGCTTAGGAGAATAAAATGGATGAAAGATACGAAATTGTTGACACAGAAACTTTGAAAAGAGTTCAAGAAGTTAGTGTGCCCAAGTCCGAGCTTTTGTCAAAGAAGGCCGGATATCAAAAGGATTTGGAAACTTGCTATCTTGAAATTAAAAGGCTGCAAGATAAAATTGCAGAGATTGATAGTTTACTTGCATTGTTTGTTGTAGAAACACCAGTGGAAAAGTTGGGTGAATAGTGCTCGGAAGACTTGGTACATCCTTGTTCGGGGCCACAGAATTCTTACGTAGAATCTTCTACAAAGCCCGTAGAGTAGCTTGTGTTGGGGATATTGCAACCCACGCTGGTTCGATTATTACATCTGGACAAGATGGAACAGTATTCGCTGCTGGAGCAGAGATTGCTGTAAATGGAGCTTCTTTCTTGTGTAGTGTTCATGGTCCCTCAACTATAACATCTATAATCAAGAAGACGTATATAAATGGAAAGCTAATAGTAACAGAAGGTGCTGTTAGTGGTTGCGGCGCAATAATGAAGCCGATTGACAGAAAGGTTTATGCAGGATAATATATGGCAACAACAAGTAGTATGAAAGTGGTCTGGTCTGAGCTGGACCATCGCCTCATCCAAGATTCTCAAGGTAACATCAAATTAGCTGAGAATGTAGCTGCAGTAATGTCTTCGATAGATAATATCTTGAGAACCCGAAAAGGGGAGCGATGTTATCTTCCTGAGTTTGGATCAAATTTGATGGATGCAGTATTTGAGCCTCTTGATGATACAATACTAAAATATCTATCAAGAGATCTCAAGACTACTATTGAAAAGTGGGATGACCGAGTAATCGTAGATGATATGCAGCTGTACCCGGACCCAGACCAAGGGGCTTTATCCATAACTGTTGTATTTTCTATCAAAGGCCAAAGCGGGCTCTACGAATACCATACAGCTATTAAATCAGAGGAAGAATAATGGCAAATCTTCTAAGCTATTGTACGTATGATTTTGCAGACTTAGTTCTACAAATACAAAACAGGCTAAAGAACAAAGAAGCTTGGCTGGACACTTACCGGTCTGGTACTGGTGAAATGTTGATAGAGTTCTTAGCTTATGTTCTGAATTTAGGATTATTTTACACGGAGAGAAGAGCTGAAGAATCATATATTCTTACTGCTAAAAATGTATCAAGTATACGAAATCTAGTTGCTCTTCTAAATTACCAACCAAAAAGAAAGACTTCTGCTACAGGAAATCTTACTTTCAGTATTCTATCTATACTAACTAAAAGTGTGTATATTCCCAAGTATACAGAATGCCAAACTTCTGATGGACTAAAATTTATTACTAACGAAAGTGCAGCGATAGGGAAGGGTCAACTTTCGGTTAGTATTAGTTCTGTTCAGGGAGAATTGATTCAAAAGGAAATAACTTCGGATGGTTCTACCGATCAGGAATATTTGATTAATGATACAAATGTTGAGAACTCAGCTAGTACTATAAATCCAACACTCCGAGTTATTATTAGTGGGACGGAGTGGACAAAGGTTGATTCCTTTATCTATAGCAGTAGTGTTGATAAGCACTTCCGGGTTATCACTGAGATGGAAGGTACTGCTAGCATAAAATTTGGAGATGATGTAAATGGGAAATCTCCAGGAAGTGGTTCAGTTATTACCATTCAGTATGTCAAGTCTTCTGGATTAGCTGGGAATGTAACATATACTGGTAAGATAACAGCGATTACCAGTACAATCTATGATGAAGATGGGGCTATAGTATCTAACGTTTCAGTAGATAATCTTGGTTCTTTCCTTGGTGGAGATGACGAAGAAGATATTGAGGAAATCAGATATGAAGCTCCAAGGGTTTTCAAAACCGGGGATAGAGCAGTTACTAAGGAAGATTTTATTTCTATACTCGAAAATTATCCTGGCGTAGCCGATGCCAATGTTTGGGGAGAGAATGAGGAAGTAGCTGCTGCTGTACCTCCTGTTTCAGCTGACTATGAAATGTTAAACAAGGTTAAAATGTGTGTTATCCTCCAAGAGTGGGAGGATCTGGATGATGATTTCAAAGAGACTTTATCTGACTATATATATAACAAGTCTATGTTAACGGTTAAGTACGAATTTATTACCCCAGTCTACTTACTAGTTATCCCAACTTTGATTGTAAAAGTTACCACAGGCTATTCAATATCTCAAACTGGAACAGATATTTCTGGGGTTCTGGAAGATCAGTTTAAGTTAGGAGATACTACCAAACTTGGGGCAATTATCAAATACAGCAAAGTTATATCTGCGATACAAGATCTTGATGGTGTTGCCTATTGCAGTATGACACTTGAGATAAAAAAGGTGTTGAGCAGTACTTATGACTCGATTCACGACTTTGGTGCTACATTAGATGCCCTGCCTATTAAACCTGAGACTGTAAGATTATTTATTGGTACGGCTTCTGCTCCTGTGGCAACTGATGTAAGTAACCTTGCTGGGACTGTTGGTACTTTTACTGCTTCCGGAATATCAGGAACTATTAACTATACAACTGGAGTTTTGACTATATATATAAGTCCAACTCCTTCCTCTGCGCATGTTCGTTATCAGCAGGATCAGAATAGCAACATAGTTCCTGGATTTAGTGAGATAGCAAAGCTTGACAGTATTGATAAAACAATTTCTATGGAGTGATTTTTATGGGTAAGCATGAATGGTATGAGTGTATCTGGCGTATAAAGTGTCTTAATAAAAGTGGTAAATTAGTTTGGGAGCAAGAACGCTCCAACATCCTGGTTGACGAGGGAGAAAAAGCTGTAGTTGATACCTTTTTTAGAAAGAACGATTCAACTTACTTTGCTTCTAACAACTTCTGGACGGGGCTTTGTAAGGGAACTATTTCTGAGGAAACCACTTTAGTTACTGTTTCTACTCTTGAGCCACCAGCGTTATATGGATATTCTAGGCTTCAGATTGAAAGATCTAATGTAGGGTTTACAATTCTCGACCAATATGAAGGACACTATCGGGTTACCACAAAGGAAGTATCCTTAACTGCTGTTGGTGGAGATATTGGTCCAATAAATGGGGCTTTCTTGTGCACATCATCTGATAACTCTGGAGTACTTATTGGTGCAGTATCCATTGATCCAGAGAGAACAATTCTAGCTGGTGATACAATATATTTCCAGTTGAAAATGAGGCAGAAGTAATAGATATTTAATTGAAGACAAAATTTATTTGATTTGTAAAAGGTAATTGAAAAATGAGTATCAATCTTGAAGTCCCACTAGAAATGTTAGATTTTGGAGTTTCCAGTTTGAGCACTGGAGTTAATCTACTCCCAAGTACCTATCTTTTTCTAGATTCGGATGACTATGATGGCGCTACATACACTTTTGAGATTGTGGCTTCTAATTTGCACGCTACCATCGATTATACAGTTGATATGTATGATGTAACAGGCTCTGCAATAAAAGCTACAATCACTGTTCCTGCGAATACTACAAATCCTAAACGATTTAGGTCCGGATCTTGGACACCCACAGATGCAACGAACAGAACATACGGCGTTCAGCTTGCACAGACTGCTGTTGAAAACCACCTTGTAGTTTTTGTAGCTCGTATTATTGTAACACAAGTTAATGCTACTAAAACTCGAATACAAATTCCGCTGATCAATGGTAACATGTTATCAGCATTTAATTATGTCACATCGATTGATTTAACCAAAAGTTTGTCATACGTACAGGAATCTTATGAACCTACTTTATGCAAATACAATTATTACAAAAAAGATACTTCAGTTTTATCAAGTATAAGTAACTGGAGTTTGGAAGCAATTTTGTATACTACTAATGCTGCAACGTCCGCATATTTAGGGCTTTTTAATGCAACTGATAATACTCAAGTTACTGGGGCTGAGGTTTCTGTTCTTGGGACAACTCCTACACTTGTGTCAGTTAATTTTGCTAATACCGCTGCCAATTTTGACAATGGGGATATTTTTGAAGGGCGAATAAAGACTTCCAATGATACGTATTGGGCCCAGATACAAAAGGCTGCATTGTATTGTAGGCTAACAAATTTAGCTAAAGCTGAAATTTTCTGGCGAGTGATGCGATCCTACCAGAAGACAGTAGCGGCTGTAAATTATCCCGAAGGTCGAATTCTATTAGATACCTCTATACTTTCAAATCCAACCGTTTATCTTGAAGCCTCGGCCATTTGTGCAGATGATGCTGAAATTGTTTTTCTAAGAGATCATCTTACAAATGATAGTGGAACGGATGGTTCTGAAGTTGCTGGTAGTGGGCTTAATTTTAATTCAGCTAGCAAAGTTAGAATTCGATCTGGTGCTTTAACCTCAAAAGAGCACGAATATAATAGCATTACAAATACTGCCATTATACCATCATCGTTAACTTTTCATTTTGGTCAAACATTTTTAGCAGGCAGTAGTTATACATTAACTAAAGTAGAACTGTTGATGTATAGAGAAGGAACTCCGCCTAATATAACTGTTGAAATACAGGCCACAACAGCGGGATTACCGAACAATACTGTACTTGCTACTCAATCAATAGATATATCAAAAATTACCACAGATTCGGCTGGTGAAGAGGTTGCAGTAGTATTTGATACCCCCATTGCCCTGACGGTTGGTGCAACATATGCTATAGTAGTTGCGGATGGTTATACTAATAATAGTAATAGATATCATTGGAGAGAGAATACTGCTACTGATTCATACGCCAGTGGGTCAAGATGTTATGCCTCAAATGGTACTACTTGGTCTGCGGGCACTTATGATATGGCTTTCAAAAACTATTCTACTCCTAGTGAACCCATAACTGATGACGGCAGATTTTATGCATATAAGGCTTTATCCACCAATTTATTAACACTATCAAATTGTTGGGTTATAGTTGATGTATATGGATTATCTCCAGAAATAATAGATCAACCGGATAGTCAAAACCTTTATTACGGGAACACCCTAGATTTGTCAGTTGCAACTAGCGTTCCAGAAGTACTAACATATCAATGGTATTTTAATGACGATTCACACCCAATAAGTGGTGCAACAGATGATGAATATACCAAAGTAAGCATTTCTGATTCTGATGGTGGTGAATATTATTGTAAAGTTACTAACGATGCTGGGACTACTGTATCAAATCATGCAGTAATACAAATATACCCTAAAGTATTAAGTCAACCCGGTGATACTACCGTTCTTAAAGGTCAGTTGGCTAGTTTTTCTGTTACTGCTGTTGGGTTTCCATCTATCTCCTCCTACCAATGGTACAAGGGTGATCAAATACTTGCAGGAAAAACGGAGGAGGAATTAGAGTTCTATTGTGATTTTGCAGATGCAGGTTCCTACAAATGTTATGTTTATAATGGTGTGGGTGACGGGGTTTATTCAAACCCAGCAATTCTAACTGTAATAACCAATCCTTGGAGATACAATTTGTTTAAATTGCAATCCGATTTCGATAGGAGTTAATAAGTGACCTGGCATGCAGATGAAAGTTATTTAGGACTTCATGAAGATTACCACTTAGACTGGGAAAACCCTGCTACTATAGAGATGGAAATGGATT